ATTGACTGAGAAGAAGAGATATTACTTTGGTAAGTTTGAACACTCAATGGATGATGCAATCACATGGTGGAAGAAGAAAGCAACTAAGAGATATGAAAAGTTGCAATCTCAAGAGAGAGTAAGAACTCAACTTGAGATCTGGGAACCTGGCGCTGATTTGGAGATTATTAGATAATGGAATTAAAAGACTGGCTCAACTCAATTAACTTTAATAAAGAAAATCTTACAGAACATACGAAAGAATATCCTCCATATATTATCAATCGTTGCCTATCAGGACATCTAGATTGCGTGATGTTTGCCAATGAGATGAATAAAAATTCTCACCTGGATAAAGACATGCAATATTCTTTTTATCTAAATAGTCTGAGGAAAAAGAAGAGATTTTCTCCCTGGCTCCGTAAGGATAAAGTCACGGATCTGGAATGTGTCAAACAATACTATGGTTATAGTAATGAGAAGGCATCACAAGCTCTAAAAATTCTGACTAAAGAACAGATTAATTTTATTAAACAACGACTTGATATTGGAGGCCCAAAATGACTTCTACAGTGGAACCTACTGTTGAATGGTCGCAAGACCAAATGGTAGAGGTTATGCTTAACGAACCAGATGATTTTCTCAAAGTCCGTGAAACTCTGACACGCATTGGAGTTGCATCGCGGAAGGAAAAAAAACTTTATCAATCCTGCCATATTCTTCATAAGCAGGGAAGATATTTTATTGTACACTTTAAGGAATTGTTTGCTCTGGATGGCAAACACGCTAACCTCACTTTGAATGATGTACAACGTCGAAATAGAATTACTCGATTACTTGCTGATTGGGGACTTATTTCAGTCGTAAAAGAAGATTCAGTTTCTGATATTGCACCTCTTAATCAAATCAAAGTTCTTGCATATAAAGAAAAGCAAGATTGGATCTTGGAGACCAAATATAATATCGGTAAGAAGACCAAACCTCAAGAAGAAGTAACTAAATAAGACTGAGACCTTTCGTGCGGTCTCTACGAAAGTCGGAAACCCTCATAAGGAGATGCGGTTATTACTGTATCTTCTTTTTTCGTGTTATGCTATAAATATATGTGGTTGCCTTCGGGGACCACACAATCAAATCTCGCTTTAATAAGGAGAAGTACAATGACTAATCTCACACGCTTTACTGCGTCAGATCTTCCTGAGCTCTTGGATAAAATCTCTAAGAACAGTATTGGTATGAATGAGTACCTAAATAGGGTGTTCGACCTACACGAAACAACTACTAATTATCCCCCATATAATCTAGTCACGGTTAGTAACGTAGAATCAAGACTAGAATTAGCACTAGCAGGATTCAAGAAAAAGCAAGTCAATGTCTACACACAAGACGGAAAACTCTTTGTCGAAGGACAAAAAGAAGATAAAGAAACAGGAACAAACTATGTCCATAGAGGAGTGGCTCAACGATCTTTCACCAGATCTTGGACCCTCAGTGATGAAACGGAAGTTAGATCAGTTGAATTTGAGGATGGGTTGTTAAACATTACCTTAGGTAGAATTGTACCTGAGTATCACCAACGCAAAGACTGGTTTTGATACCCTGACTAATTTTTGCTGCGGTTGATACAGAAGTGTATCACTATGATACACTATAATCTATATAATTATGTAATCAATTAGGAGGCATCAATGAACTTCACTACCACTGCCTTAGCAGCTGGAACTCTAATGACTATTTTTATTGGAGTTCCCATTACTACATTTGTTTCTTAGTATATGGAAATCTTAGCAACTCTTGCCATTTTTGGCGCAGTAATGAGTGGAGCATTTGCACTTACCCCTAAAAAATGAATACTAAATAAAACTGAATATCGTCGTCGCAGACGGAGGGGAAACTGGCAAAATCCAGTTGCAACCCCTCTTTTTTATGCTATAATACTTAGAGGTAAGAACTGAACAATGACCATTAAATTAATGTTGTTAAAGTCTGGTGAAGACATCATTGCCGATGTTAGTGAAATGACTGTTGGCGAAGATGATGATAAAAGGGTTGTTGGATATTTTCTAAACAAACCTTGCATTGTAAAAATGCGCCAACCAGAACTACTCACAGAACAAAGTGAAGGTCCAAGAAAGAAAGCAGGATATGAAGTTTCTCTTTTCCCTTGGATGCCCCTTGCTGTAGAGGAAACTATTCCCGTTGTTGCGGACTGGATTATTACAATGGTTGATCCCGTGATCAAACTCAAGCAAATGTACATTACTGATATTGTAAACTACAAGAAAGATGGAACAACAAGAAACGAAGCAAGTGCAGACGATCAAATTGATAGTGCTGACAAACCAGTCAAAATTAATCTCGCAGATTGAGGAAGTAGGTGCTGATATTGGCGAACCTGACTGTAAATTGGTTAAACCATATGAGGTAATTTTAGGAGAGGGTGGTAAGTTATTTCTAACTCGTTGGTTAGACGGATTTACTCCTGATGATACTCTTATGCTGAGCTCTGATAAAATTCTAACTCTTACTGAACCAACACAACAAATTCTTGACAGTTACAAAGGTCAAATTTAATGGCATTATCTAAACAAACCCTTGACCACTTATGTGATGCAGAGTCACATATTCGTGCTGCAATCAAATCTGCTGCAGTAAATGAAAAACCACTGGTTGTAAAACAACTATCAGAAATTCTCATGAGTATGGATCAGACTAAAAAGTTTGACGAAATCATGGATATGTTAGATAATAGAGAATCTGGCAGCAGTGGTCAGTATGGTTCATTTTTTAATGATGAGGATGAATGAAGTTTTACACTAATGTTCAATTGATTGGGAACCAAGTTTTGGTTCGTGGTGTGGAGAATGGAAGAAGATATGAATATCGTGATGAATTTTTCCCCACTCTATTTGTTAAATCAAAAAAAGATACTAAGTATAGAACATTAAGTGGAGAAGCAGTAGAACCCATCAAACCTGGAAGTGTCCGTGATTGTCGTGACTTTTATAAGAAGTATGATGAAGTAGATGGATTTGCTATCTATGGTAATGACAGATACATTTACCAATATATTTCTGAAAAGTATCCAGAGAAAGAAATTAAGTTTGATATTAACCAAATCAAACTGGTAACTCTTGATATTGAGACTACTGCAGAATATGGATTTCCTGATGTAGAATCTGCATCAGAGGAAATTCTTGCAATAACAATTCAGGACTACACCACCAAAGAAATTGTTACTTGGGGGCAGAGACCCTTTCTTAATAAACAGAAGAATGTAACCTATCATCATTGTCCTACAGAACAAGAACTTCTAAATCATTTTATTAGTTATTGGATGCAGGATGTTCCTGATGTTGTGACTGGTTGGAATATTCAGATGTTCGATATTCCATACATCTGCAAACGCCTCAATAGGGTGCTTGGAGAGAAGTTGATGAAGCGTTTCTCCAACTGGGGTCTTGTGACCGAAGGAGAGATCTATGTACAAGGTAGAAAGCAAATTGTCTTTGATGTTGGTGGACTGACTCAACTTGATTACCTAGATCTGTATAAGAAATTTACATACAAGGCACAGGAATCTTATCGTCTGGACTACATAGCTGAGGTGGAGTTAGGTCAAAAGAAACTAGATCACTCTGAGTTTGACACCTTTAAAGATTTCTATACTAAAGGGTGGCAGAAGTTTATTGAATATAACATCGTTGACGTAGAACTTGTTGACCGTTTGGAAGACAAGATGAAACTTATTGAACTTGCATTGACTATGGCTTATGATGCCAAGGTCAACTATGCTGATGTGTTTTATCAGGTCCGCATGTGGGACAATATAATCTACAATTATCTTAAAAAACGTGACATTGTTATTCCCCCGAAAATTCGTTCAGATAAGAACGAAAAGTACGCAGGTGCATATGTCAAGGAACCGCTTCCTGGAAAGTATGATTGGGTTGTGTCTTTTGACCTTAACTCTCTCTACCCTCATCTTATCATGCAGTACAATATCTCCCCAGAGACACTCCTTGAGGAACGTCATCCCACGGTTACGGTTGATCGAATCCTTAATGAAGAAATAAACTTTGAGTTGTACAAGAACAATGCGGTATGTGCTAATGGTGCAATGTACCGTAAAGATGTTCGTGGATTCTTACCAGAACTGATGGAGAAGATGTATGGAGACCGTGTAATCTTTAAGAAACGAATGATTCAGGCAAAGCAAGAATATGAGAAGACACCTACTAAGGCACTGGAGAAAGAGATTGCACGGTGCAATAATATCCAGATGGCTAAGAAGATCTCACTCAACTCTGCTTATGGTGCTATCGGTAATCAGTATTTTAGGTACTATAAACTGGCCAATGCGGAGGCGATTACGCTTTCTGGTCAAGTCTCTATCCGTTGGATTGAGGGTAAGATGAACCAGTATCTAAATAAACTGTTGTCTACAACTGACGAGGACTACGTAATTGCATCTGACACAGATTCAATTTATCTTAACCTTGGACCTCTTGTTGATAAATTTTTTGCTTCTAAGTCTGGCGACAAGGTTGCGATTGTGGGATTACTTGACAAAATCTGTGAAGATAAGTTTGAATCGTACATCGATCAGTGTTACCAGAACCTGGCGGAGTATGTATCGGCGTATGACCAGAAAATGCAAATGAAGAGGGAGAATATTGCTGACCGTGGTATTTGGACTGCGAAGAAGCGATATATCCTCAACGTATGGAATAGTGAAGGAGTTCAATACTCTGAACCTAAACTAAAAATGATGGGTATTGAAGCAGTTAAATCATCTACTCCTGCACCATGTAGGAAGATGATTAAAGATGCATTGAAGTTGATGATGAGTGGAACTGAAGAAGAAGTTATCAATTTTATTGATAGGTCTAGGAAAGAGTTTAAAAGTTTACCTCCAGAACAAATTTCATTTCCAAGATCTGTTTCTGATGTAGTAAAGTATAAATCTTCTTCTAGCATATACATTAAAGGAACTCCTATCCACTGTCGGGGAGCACTTCTCTTTAACCATTACATTAAAGAGAATAAGTTAGATAACAAGTATTCTCTCATTAAAAATGGTGAGAAAATTAAATTTTGTTACCTCAAAAAACCAAATATCATTCACGAGAATGTGATATCGTTCATTCAAGAGTTTCCTAAAGAACTTAACCTTGACAGGTACATAGACTATGACTTACAATTTGAAAAGTCCTTTGTTGAACCACTGAAAGCAATTCTTGATGCTATTGGATGGAATGTCGAAAAAACTGTAAACTTGGAATTATTTTTCTCCTAATGGAACTACCTATTAACGACAAAGAACTCAATACTATTGTTAGTGCATTGAGACTTGGTGGAGATGCTGCACTCTACCAAAAAATTAATACGATTAAAAAGATTAGGGAAACTCACCCTGATACATATAAAAAAGTAGCCCGCGAAGAATTTGGATTTGTTATCTAATGATTAAAGTAAATTACTATATTAAAGAGTTTGCAAACTCAAAACTATTTAAGTTTTTTAAAACTAAAGATCAAGTAGAGATATTTAAATCTCAAAATTCTAATTATATTTTTGAATGACTTATGGATTTTTTAAAAGAAATAGTAAAAGAGATTGGAGATGACTATACCCAACTCGCATCAGACATTGACGACACAGAAACTTACGTGGACACAGGTTCGTACATTTTTAACGGACTCATATCAGGTAGTATATTTGGTGGTTGTTCTGGGAATAAGATTACTGCCATTGCTGGTGAGTCTTCTACTGGCAAGACTTTCTTTAGTCTCGCTGTGGTTAAGAATTTTTTGGATAGTAATCCTGGTAGTTACTGTTTGTACTTTGACACTGAAGCAGCAGTTAATAAGTCTCTTCTTAAAAGCCGTGGCATTGACTTAGAACGATTGGTTGTCATCAATGTTGTTACAATTGAACAGTTTAGACAGAAGGCACTGCAGGCAGTAGACATATACCTAAAAAAATCTGAAGAAGAACGCAAACCCTGTATGTTTGTGTTAGACTCTCTTGGTATGCTTTCTACCGAGAAGGAGATTCGTGATGCTCTAGACGATAAGCAAGTTAGGGATATGACCAAATCTCAACTTGTCAAGGGGGCATTCCGTATGCTTACCCTCAAACTTGGTCAAGCAAACATTCCATTAATCGTCACCAATCATACCTATGATGTCATCGGATCCTACGTTCCCACCAAAGAAATGGGCGGAGGCAGCGGTCTCAAATATGCAGCGTCTACAATCATTTATCTTAGCAAAAAGAAAGAAAAGGATGGAACAGAGGTCATTGGAAATCTTATTAAAGCTAAGACAGCAAAGTCGCGTTTGAGTAAGGAGAACAAAGATGTTACGGTGCGTCTTTATTACGATGAGCGTGGTCTTGATCGATATTATGGTCTTCTTGAACTCGGTGAGATTGGCGGACTTTGGAAGAACGTTGCCGGACGTTATGAAATAGATGGTAAGAAAGTCTATGCCAAAGCAATCTACAAAGACCCAGAACAATACTTCACTCCCGAAGTGATGGAAAAACTGGACGAGATTGCTCGTGAAGAGTTTAGTTACGGGTCATGAAACTGAGATTCTGTGTTATTTGTGGGACAAATAAAGATTTACAGCATCATATTATTCCTAAGTCTCAAGGTGGAGACGATCATCAACATAATTTTTTGACTTTATGTTTTGAACATCACAACTTCATTCATAATATTAGAAGAACAAGGAGTAAAGAAAATTTTGTTAGTTGTATAAAGGCAGGACAAATAAATGGTGTTGGTGGAAGACCAAAACTTGATATTAGTAAAGAAAAAGAAGTAGTTAAACTCTACTTGGAAGGACATTCGTATAGAGCAATCAAAAGAATGACTGGAGTTGCGCTATCAACAATACGTAGAATCATTACTGATAATAATTTACCCTCAAGATTATGATTAAAGTTCTCAAAACTGGAATCAACGTCAGCAAAGTAGTTGAACAACTAAAGAAGTATCCACAGGACTGGGACCATCAGAAAAATCTGAAGGACTCTCAGTCCTTAGTTGATAGGGGATTTGCAGACTTGCCAGTTAGCGCACTTCAACTTATAATGGGTGGAGTCAAAACCAAAGAAGACTTTGTTGGAGACTCGGAGATCAACATCAAAACACCAGCCCACGCACATCATAGTGAGATCCGAAAGATCATACGCAAGCAATTCAAGAATGCAGACATTCATAGATGCGGATTTCTTTCACTTCCTATAGATGGTATGGTTGGAGCACATATTGATGAAGGAACATACTATCTGAGCAGAAACAGATATCACCTTTCAATACTTGGAAGGTATCAATATTTCTGTGGCAAAGAAACTGTCATTGTTGAACCAGGAACTCTTCTTTGGTTCAATAACAAACTACCTCATGGAACCGTTAATATCGGTGATGAAACACGTATAACCTTCGTATTTGATATACCACATGGACAAAGTTGAAATCCTAATTCTAAGAAATCTTCTTTATAATGAGGAATATCTTCGTAAGGTAATTCCGTTTATTAAACCTGATTATTATGAAGATCCCAATCAAAGAATTGTCTTTGAGGAGATTGATAAATTTGTTCAGCAGTACAACCAACCTGCAACAAAAGAAGTTCTCTGCATAGAAGTAGAGAAACGACAAGATATTAATGATACAACTTTTACTGAGATTACAAAACTCATTAGTTATCTTGATGATGCCCCTACAGATTATGATTGGTTGGTAGATACCACTGAGAAATGGTGTCGTGATCGTGCCATTTATTTGGCATTGATGGAATCCATTGCACTTGCAGATGGTAAGGATAAAGAAAAAGATAGGGATGCTATTCCATCAATTCTTTCTAACGCATTAGCAGTTTCTTTTGACGCCCATGTTGGGCACGATTACTTACTTGATTATGAGGCAAGATATGAATCATACCATCGCAAGGAAGATCTCATCCCATTCGATCTTGAATATTTTAACAAGATTACGAAAGGCGGTCTCCCGAATAAGACACTTAACATTGCTCTTGCTGGCACTGGTGTCGGTAAATCTTTGTTCATGTGCCATGTCGCATCTTCCGCGCTCCTCAGCGGAAAAAACGTCTTATACATCACGGCTGAGATGGCTGAAGAAAAAATTGCGGAGAGAATTGATGCTAATCTCCTCAATGTCCCTATTCAGGAACTAACAGATCTACCTAAGGTGATGTTTGAGGAAAGGGTGACAAAACTTTCTCAAAAAACTCAAGGTTCCCTAATTATTAAAGAGTATCCAACAGCGACTGCTCATGCAGGACACTTTAGATCACTTCTTAATGAACTTGCACTTAAGAAATCATTTAGACCTGATATTATTTTCATTGATTACCTTAATATATGTGCTTCCGAAAGGTATCGCGCAGGTAGCAATGTCAATTCATATACTGTTGTCAAAGCAATTGCTGAAGAACTTAGAGGATTGGCTTGTGAAGCAAACGTCCCTATCGTTTCTGCCACGCAGACCACTCGTTCTGGTTATGGTAGCTCTGATGTGGAGCTTACTGATACAAGTGAGTCCTTTGGGTTGCCTGCTACTGCTGATCTTATGTTTGCCCTTATTTCTACAGATGACCTCGAAGGACTCGGACAAATTATGGTGAAGCAATTGAAGAATAGATATAATGATCCAACTGTATTTAAGCGTTTTGTAGTTGGTATTGATCGTGCCAAGATGCGTTTGTATGATTGTGAGCAATCAGCACAGGATGACATTCTTGACAGTGGACAAGATGAGGAGTATAATAATGAGGAACAAAAACCAAAGAAATCATTTGAGGGGTTTAAGTTTTGAACGGATACTACTCTGTATTTGATCCAACTGGTAAAAAGATTGCTGACTGTGGTTCTATCAAAGATGCCGTTAATCTTATTGGGACAAGAGGTGATGGACACTATTACCAATTTAAACCAATTTACGAAACAGTTGATGTCAAACTTTTAGAAAGACCCGAACTTCCAACTAAAGATATCTTTGTCAATATGGACGGTGGTGTCGGTGGTAGTTGGGAAGAGGTGGAATACATTGAAGTAAAAGGACAAAAACTTCCTACACAACAACTCCCCCCAGATTGTCAAGAACCATTTATCCCTGATTTTCATGACTAAAGTTGATACCGAAAAATACCTTGAATTTGTAAAAGGAGTCACTAGTGATCCTAGTCTTGATTGGCCTATTCTTGCGGCACGTCTCAGTGAACTTGAGGTTAGTCATGATTGTAATGTTCCACAACTTATGACTGCTGCTCTTGGATTATCTGCAGAAGCAGGTGAGTTTACTGAAGTCGTGAAGAAAATCTTCTTGCAAGGCAAACCTTACAACGAAGATAATGTCTTTCATATGAAACGTGAACTGGGTGATATCTGCTGGTATCTGGCACAGGCATGTATGGCACTGGACACCACATTTGATGAGGTGATTGAAATGAATGTAGAGAAACTGAAAGCACGCTATCCCGGTGGTGAGTTCGATGTCCATAACTCTGAGAATAGGAAAGAAGGAGACGTTTAATGCTAACCATCACTAACTACATTGCGGCATTTTGGTCTGTAGTTGTGATGGGGTGTATCCAACCAGTCAATTGGAAAGCATGTGCCCCAGTTCACGAATGGTTACTACCTGAACTGGAGTATGCATGGAAACTCAAGACTGGTGAAATAGTTCCTTATCAAAATGAAAAGGATGCTCTAAAGGGATTATAACTCCATAAATATTTAAAAAAAAAGAATAATGGCAGAACTGTCAAAATCTCAAATTGCAAAGGGTGATAGGGAAATAACTCTTGTAAAAAAATTCCTTCATATGAATGGTTTGATGGATACTTTTTTGCATAAAGATGGTCAATTCAAACCGCATGCTCTTATACTAGTAATGGATGATGAAGAGCACCCTTTTGAGAGTGATGAGAAAGATAGATATGATGAACTTCTTGCAAGACTCCGATCTATAATCGGAAGAAGTAATAATAGAGATAAAATTTTATTTGTAGGTAAATTTGTAAACACCAATCAGGTAAAGACTGTTCCCATCACCGAGATGGTAAAGACGGAAGAGTTTGGTGGTCAAACTGGTGGTAAGAAAATAAATCTTGGTATTAAATTTGAGAATGATTTCTATGAAAGTTTAAGGTGTGAACTTGCTTGTGAATGTAAACCTACGACTTATAAAAAAGAAGCACAAAAATTAATAGAATTAATAGGTGAAGAAGTAAAGATTGGTTACTCTAACGTTGAAGCAGTTGGTGGGAAAAATCAACCAAGACCTTTAGCTGGTGGAAGTGGTGGATTGTATGTAACTGCTGGTGGATCAAAATCAAAAGATATTGGTAGCACAGTTACGGATATAACGACTTATTGGGGACCAAGAAAGGAAGAGATATATCTATCCCTCAAGTACGGAAATACTTTGACCTTTATTAACTCTGGTGTCGGCAGAATATTTGCTGTAGATGATTATAAAAAATATTTTGAAGGATATAGTAATCCAATCGGAAAAGAGATATTCAGAATGTTTGGAATTGATCCAATCACTTATGCTAAAACATTTAATGAGTATCCACATAAGACAAAGATGCCAACTGTTGATGTGACAAGTAAGTGTGACAAATCAGCCATACAAGATTTACTTCAATATGCTATTGGTTATGGATATTGGATGGTTCATGGTGGAACATCTGGTGGAGTGAAGATGTATGAAATGGATCAAGCATATATGAAAAAAGCATCTACGATAAGTGGATCGGTCAAATTAATGTATGGTGGGTCTCAAGGAAAGGGAAAGAGACTTGATATTCATATGGAAAGTTCAGTTTATAAATTCATGTTTAATTTGAGGAATAAGCAATCTGGATTATATCCGTCGCATATAATGTGTGACTATAAAAAGAAATGATAAATATAGTATAGGAAATATTAATATCAATGAAAAGTTTCTTTCAGTTCCTGAATGAGGCACAATCGCAGGCAAGTATGCAGGCGAATAAAATGAACCTCAAGAGTGATGGACACGGCGGTTGGTTAGATTCCCGTGGTAAGTTTGTTGCGACGACTGAAGATGGCAAGTTAAAGTTTGTAGATAAGAAGAAACCAAAAGAACAAGATGGACCAACTGCAAAAAGAAAAGCAGCACCAGCAAAACCTGAGACAAAGACTAAGAAGGATACACCTCAAGAGACTGGTGCGGAGAGAGCAAAAGCAGGTGAGGCAGATCAGGATTCTGGAGAACCTACAGAAACTCTGACTACGGCATTTGGTCGTTTCAATCCTCCTACTGTAGGACATGGTAAGTTACTTGCTGCAGCTAAGAAAGCAGCTGGTGGCGCAGACTTGAAAATATATCCCTCACGTTCTCAGGATCCTAAGAAAAATCCACTGGATGCTGATATGAAGATTTCCTTTATGAAGAAAATGTTCCCTGATTATTCAGAGAATATTGTTAATGATGATGAAATGAGATCTATCTTTAATGTCCTTACCACTGCAAGTGAGCAAGGATATCGTAACGTGAATATTGTTGTTGGATCAGATCGTCAAGCAGAATTTGAGAACTTAGCACAGAAATACAATGGTGAGTTGTATGACTTTGATTTGATTCGTGTCATCTCTGCTGGTGTAAGAGATGCAGATGCTGAGGGTGTGGAAGGTATGTCAGCATCCAAGATGAGAAAGGCTGTTGTTGATGATGACTTTGAATCATTCCGTAAAGGAACTCCAAAGGAACTGGATGATGGTGATACTACAGCACTCTTTAATGCTGTCCGTCAGGGTATGGGTACTAAGAAGAAAAAGAAAGAAGTAGCAGAGATGTGGGAAATTGCACCTAAGTGCGATCCTAGAGGACTACGTGATCAATATGTAAGTGAGAATATTTTTAAAATTGGTGATATTGTAGAGAACTTAAATACTGGGTTGATTGGAGAGATTATTCGTAGAGGGACTAATCATCTTATTTGTTTAACAAAAGAGAACTACATGTTCAAATCCTGGATTCACGATGTGATGGAAGCAGTTGTAAATTATCCAGGACCATCTGGTGTTCCTGGATCTCAGAGAGAAGTGGGAACAGATTCACATCGTGAGTATACAATGAGAATGACGGGAACTCTTGGTATTAAGAATTTAATAAATAAATATAAGAAAAAGAAGTAGTAAAATTACCATGTCTGGAATTCATTTGAATGATCTCTCTAAAATTTA